TTATGTGTAATACTTTCTAATAAAAAAGGAGAAAACCTATGGGTAATAAAATTAAAATTACAAATATCGAATCGTTTTTACTTGATAATGTTTTAAAACAAGTAAAAGAAAGAAAAAAGAAAAAGAAAGAAAAGGTATTAACTTCTAAAAAGAAGTGATATAAATTTATTTTTATAAAATCTTAAAGGAGGATTTTATTATGTCAAAAATCATGACTGTTGAAGAAGCTCTCGCTTCTATGGGGGCGAAAACAAATGCAAGTGGAAAACTGGTTGTAAACAGATTCAACAAGAAGAATTTTAACAAGCTTCTTACTGCAATGGCAAACGATGTGAATTTTAAAGCACATGTTGCTAAGGTTAAGAAGGGCGAACTTGATACTGTTGAGGATATCCTCGTAACTGATGGCTTCAGAAAGTGGTGCAAGAAGCTCATTGAAAAGGCTGGAGTAGACAAGACAGAGTCTGAGAGAGTTCTCAGTGAAGATTTTGTAATTCCTGATATGGATGGAATTTACGATTTCTTCGTAACAGCTGTCTACAAGTATATGGAAGCTGGAAATCAGTTTGATCTTCTTCCTACTGAAGACTTCAAGGGAAGCCTTTATATCAAGAATGTAGACGAAAAGGTTACTGTTGCTGATGCACATAGCCCTCAGGACAGAAGTTATCTCGGCACATTCGAGACAACTAAGAAGAAGCATAAGGAACTGGGTGTAAAGTCTGGTTGTCCAGTATTTCTCCAGAACCGTAAGAAAGTTGAAAAAAAGTGATATAATTAATTATATCATTTATATATTCTCCTTCATTTTTAAAAGAAGAGTATGAGATTAATTTCTCATACTCTTCTTTTTTTATCTTCGTCATATAAATACTTATAAAAAACAATCATTTAAAGAGTAAAAACTTATATATGATGAAGAAAGGAGTGAGCTGAAAAGTGGCTTCTATTAAAAGTACATATATAAAGAAAAATCCTGTTGTAACTAAATGGCTAAAAAATGCTATGAAAAGTATAGGCGTATCGACAGAATCTGCACTTAAAGATATTTATCCAAACTTATCTGAAGTAACAAGTACTGCTGTTAAAACAACTTCAAATGCATTAGCTAAATTACGTTCAGGCTCATCAGATATAGGAAAACTCTCCGAAACTATATCTAATAATAAATATATACAAATTGCAAATAAAGCATATAAGAATGCTTTATCAGATTTAAAGTCAGGTAATTTTAATAACGAAGATAGATTTACTGAATCTATGTTTGGTGATGATGACTCCTTTGATTCTGATTTCACATTCGGAGATGAAGATTCGGATGAAGGTGGACTTAGTATTAATGTAAATAATAAGTCTAGCGATGATGCGATGCTTAAAATGTCTAATAGTATGGATAAACATACTGAGGCAATAGTAAAAACAAATAAAGCATCTATGGATGCATATATAGCTACAACATCAGCTACTATGTATCAACTTGAACAATTAGGTTCACAAGTTGTTACTCATCTCGAAAATATTAACAACAACTTAGCTGCAATGGTTCAATATAATAATGAGAATATGACTCGTTATATTGAAGCAAGTATGGCATATTATGACAAGGTGGGAGCGAAAGTAGATTCAGACTCTTCATCAAGTTATAACTCAAAAACTAATGCTACCGATGTGTTTAATAATAAACATGGTGGTATTAATATGTCTTCATATAAAGCATATGTTATAGAGCAATTAAAGAAGAGTGTTGGAAGTACTATTCTTTCATTAATTGATGATGATATGCTTGAAATGGCGGCTTCTAATCCTCTTGGATTTGCAACTCAAAGTATAGCAAGCTATATGATACCAAAACTTGTGGGCACTTCAATTGAGAGTGTTGAAAAGACATTCTCTGCTTTTGTTCCTACAATGCTTAATAGACTTGCTGATTTGGCGGATGATTCTGCTATTACATTTACTGGTAATATAAAGAAGATGATCGGTCAATCTTTTGGTCTTCGTGTTTCTAATAAAAAAGATCTTACTGGAGCAAAAGTTGATAGAGGTGCTATTCCATTTGATGGAGAAACCAAGCATGCGGTTACAGAAATAATTACAAAAGAATTACGTGAGCAAACATCTTATTTGAAAGCAATTGCTGAATCAAAGATGTTTAAAGTTGATACAAAATCAGCTCGTGATAATTCTGAAGTATTTGATTATAATAAAAATGACTATATTAAAGTAAAAGATATACGTCATAATGTATTAACAGAAATAAATGATGCAATACTCTCATCATTTAAAACTAGTAATTTTGGTACTCAGTTACAAAATTTAGTAGATAATTCTACTATGAGTAAAAAAGATACTGATTCTTTACAGAATAGTATTGATGAACTCATTATAGCTTTAACTGAAACTAATAAACATATAAATCCATTAGATCAGTCAGATAATAGTGCGTATAATAAGATTATAAAAAGACTTGGTTCAGAAAAAGGTAATAAGAGAAATATAAATGTCATTGATAAATATATTCGTGACATGGCAACTCAAAATACCGCTGCATTCTACGGTCTTACTAAATCAAGATTAGATGCACAACAGAGTAGAAATGAGAAATTAGAAGATATAGAAAAGAATGCTTCGGCTTATCATTTACAAACGGCTGGTTTAAATAACACTGAAGATATCTATAAAAAACTATATTCTGAGTTATATAGTGGAAAACGTAAATCTGTTGGTAGAAAATTTAAGGCTCCATCATTTGAAATTGATGAAGAAAGGAACGGTAAGGGTATTCTTGGTCGTATGGCTAAGAGAGGCTCTGATACTGCCAATTCGATGATGGCTTCTGTATTGGGTGGTAACTCTAAGCAGGCATTTAATGATTTTACAAGAATGATTGTCGATAGTGCTAAAGATATAGGTTCTGCACTAAGAGATAAGGTACTAACCCCTTTAAAGGCTACATTGTTTGGACAAAAAAATGATAATGGATATTCTGAAGGTGGATTATTCTCAGGTGTTCAAAATGGTATGAAAGATATGCTTGGTACTCTAAAGCATACTTTTACAGGTAAAGAATGGACTGATTCACAAGGTAATAAACATGGTGCATCAGATAATTCTGTACTTCATCATTTAAGAACAATGGGTGATACCGTCAAAAAGGGTATCATGGAAAAATTATTTGGTCCAGCTGATAAAAAAGATGAAGGTAAGGGAATATTTAAAAACTTTACTGCTAGTTTACAAGGTGGACTTAATAAATGGAAAGAAGCGTTCTTAGGTGAATCCATTGAAGGAATGGATAAATCTGAGGTTAATAAGAAAATAACAGAAAAATTAGCTTCATATACCAAAAATGTTACTATTGGTGGAGCTATTGGTGCTGGTGTTGGTCTTTTCTCTGGTTCTTCTATTTTAGGTTCATTAGTTGGTGGACCAATAGCAGGTGCTGGTTTAGGAATGGCTGTTGGTATTTTATCCAAGAGTGAAAGATTCCAAAATTGGCTCTTTGGTGAAAAAGATGAAGTAACAGGAGAACGTCTTGGTGGTATTATCTCTAATGAACAACAAAAATATCTAAAAGAAAATAAGCTCTCATTAATCGGTGGTGGAGCTATTGGTGCTATTACATCTGGTCTCACAGGTAAAGGTGCTAGTATTTTAGGTAGTATTGTTGGTGGACCAATAGCAGGTGCTGCTGTGGGTATTGCTTCAACAATGGTTGTTAAATCAAAGTCATTCCAGGACTTTATGTTTGGTAATGAAGAGAATGGTAGACGTGGTTTAATTAATATAATCAAAGACTCTTTCTCTCGTGGTCAAGCTAAAGCTAATAATGCAGATGATCATGATGTAGCATTTACTTTAGATGATAAAGCAATGGCTATGTCTGGAATTGGTGTTCTTGGTGGTGTAATGGCTAGTGCTATTCTTCCAGGTGGACCAATCGGTGGTGCATTAATAGGACTGGGTGCATCAATAATTGCTAATAAAAAGACATTCAAACAGATGTTATTTGGTGAGGATTATGTTGATGAAAACGGTAATACTAAGCATAAACATGGTTTATTTGGTCGTGTTGGTAATATGCTTAATGCTAATTTTATCAGACCTTTAAGAACTCAATTAACATATTTTGCAAAAGATGCTACTTTAGAATTAAAGTATACAGTTGCAGATGCCGTTGAGAATGTGTCAAAGACTGCTGCAGAAATGGGTGGATTTGTAGCCAATTCATTTAAGCATGTTTTTGGTGAAACTGGAAAAGCATTAAATGATAAAATTCTTAAACCTGCAATAGGTGCTCTTAATAAAGCATTTATTGAGCCACTTGCACAAGTGACAAAAACTGCTACTAGTATTATATACAAAGTGGCAAAAAATACCGCATTATTCCCATTTAGAGCTATCAATTTGGTAGCTAATTTGGCTGATAATGGTATTAAGCGTTTTGCAGATTGGTTCAAAAATGAAACTAAGATTGGTCACGCTGTTACTAGATTTAATAAATTTATAAGAAGAAAAGTTAATCAATTCTTTAAAACTATCACCAAAGGAATCCTGGCACCTTTCAAGCTTGTGGGTAAAGCTGCATCTTGGATTGCTAGCGGATTAACTGCTGGTAGAAATATTCTTGTAAATAAGTTTAATAAGGGTAAAGAAAACCTAAGTGAACGTACTGGTCGTAATCTTGATTTCTTTAGAAATAAAGTAAGTGGTCAAGAAGGTTTATCTGATAGAGAATTAAAGTCACTTCGTAAAAAAATGATGGCGAATGAACGTGCCAGAATGAAACAAGAGTATGCTGAAAATAAAGAACGTGATAGAAATGCACGTTTAATAAATAAAGCTACTAAGGGTCAATTCTCTTCTGATACATTGGAAGCACGTGCTGCAGCTATTAGAGCTAATCCAAAATTAGCAATGCAATTAAATACCAAGGTTAAGTCTGATGACCAACTTGCTGAAGAAGCAAAAGCAAAAATCTATGGTCGTAGATTAGTTGGTGTTGGTTTCAACGCTATTGAAAAACAAACATTCGCAGATTTATCTGATGAAGGTAAGATTGCTTATATCTTAAAGAGGATTTATAATGCCATAGATAAGGAATCAGCTGATGAGCAAATTGAACAAGAAGCTGACAAGATCATGGAAGATAATCCTGGAATGGATAAAGATAAAGCAAGAAGATTAGCTAAAAAGAAACTTAAAAATACAGAAGGCGTTTCCGATAATGCAAAAAATGCTATCAAATCTAAGTGGGGATTCGGTAACGATGATATTAATTCGTTAAATGAAGATATCAAAAAGAAACGGTCTGAAAATCCTAACTTATCTGCTGAAGAAGCAAAGAAACAAGTTCTTGCTGAATATAGTAAGAGTGATGATGCTGGAAAACGTAGTGTTGCCGAGCAATTTACTATGCGAGAAAGAAGTGCCAATAGTACAGATAGCAATCTTTCTAATCCATTTGCACATGTAACAACTGGTAGACAGTTTGTATCTGCTGTTAAGCATACTTTCTTTAAGAACAGTAATGACCGTAACAATAGAACCATTAATGAAACTACTAAAGAATTAAAAGATAAATATAATTCCATGATTGAAGAGGATATCTTTAAACAGTGGAGAGAAAGATATAAATATAAATATCCAAGATATAAATCTTTTAGAGAATTCAAGTTATCAAAAGAATATCGTGAAATCTTTAAAGAATATCAAAAAGCTTGTCCTTTTGATGAATGGATTAAAGACAAAGATGGTTATAGCAAACTTGAACGTGCTCGTAAAAAGATTGCTAGAAATCAAGAAAAAGAAGCTAAACTTAATGAGGATGAACAAGCAGAGGCTGCTGAAACAATAAAACGTGAAAAAGAAAATGCTAAAGATGCTGATCGTAGAAAAAAAGAGAGAGAAGAATATGCAGAAAACCTTTCAAACACAGCCGATGAAGGATCAATATTTAAAGATAATAATAAACCAAAAGAGAAAAAACGAACCGACTTTGCAAATCTTGGTCAAATATTTCATGACAATATTGGTGGCTTTGGTCGTGGTTCTTCTCCTATAATAAAAAGAATAGTTCATGGCGGTTTTGGTACAGATGATGAATCTAAAAAAGCAAAAACTGAACTTGATAAAGTTAAAAAAGCAGGTATCACTGCTGAAGAGAAAAAGGCTGAAAATGAAAAGAAATCATTTAAAGATACTATTTCTTCCATTTTAACTTCTATTAAGGCTGGTAACAAAGACCGTAAAGAACATAAGAAAACATGGGCTTCTATATTCAGTAAAAAGGGACTCATTACTGGCGGTTTAATTTTATTAGCTCCATTAATCTTTAAGGGTGTAAAATGGCTTATTAATACTTTCCCGAACTTAATTAAGAATATTGGTAAGCTTATAGGCAATATCGTCAAGATTGGTTCTGATTTTCTTGGCAAATCTGTCAAAGATATAGCATGGACTGAAGAGAATGATGCTCGTACTAATGGACGCAGTATGGGTGAACAAGCTAGTGCTATGATGGATAATGTAGGTAACTCTGTTAAGCAATTTGCTAATGGTGATATACTAGAGGGTTATCAGACATTAAGTACAAATGACCAAGGTGAAGACTGGGCTGCTACTGATAAAATAGATAAAGCAACATTTAGATTAGTTGGTAAACCAACCAAGAAGATTATAAAAACCGGAAATAAATTACTTAATACTAAGATTAAAGGTGATAAACTTAAAGATTATCTTTGGTATGGTAAAGAGTATGTTAAAGAAGCCGCTCAACTTGGTAAAAATAAATTACTTAATACTAAGATTAAAGGTGATAAACTTAAAGATTATCTCTGGTATGGTAAAGAGTATGCTAAAGAAGGTATTCAAAATAGTAAAGTTGCTAAATTTGCTAAAAGTAAATTAAACACTGCTAAAAAAGTTGGTGCTGAAGCTACTGGCATTCTTAAAACAAAAGCCGGTACTATGAAAAATAGAGCTGTTGATTTTGCAAAATCAAAAGCAAGTAAAGCTAAAGATTATCTCTGGTATGGTAAAGAGTATGTTAAAGAAGGCGTTCAAAATAGTAAAGTTGCTAATTTTGCTAAAACTAAGGCTTCAAATATTGCTGAAAAAGTTGGCAAAAGTAAATTAGGAACTAGTGCAAAAAATACAGTTAGCACTATAGCAGAGACAGTTGGAAAAGACGATGGTACTTTCAAAAAGATTTTATCAAAGATTGATGACTTTGGTAAAATGATTGCTGAAAAGCTTGGTAAAAAGCTTGGTAGCAAAGGTGGAAAATGTATCACCAATGGTGTAAAACACTTAAAAAATGCAGCTGGTAAATTATCGAAAAAAATAGTTAGTAAAGTTGGTGGTAAACTTGCTAAGGGTGTAGCTGCTGTTGCAAGTTTTGGTTTATCAGAACTTGGTGGTGCTATACTTGGTGGACTCAATGGTGCTACTGCTGCTGCGAAAATCTTTGCAATTGATTCTAGTAAAGTTGATGGAACTATGAGACTTATTGCAGCTGCGTTTGGTGCAGCGTATGGTACAACAATTGGTTCAATTGTTGACGTCGTAATTGACATAGTTGATTCTGCTACTGGATTTAACTTTACAAGAAGTGTTGCTACTGCATTATATAAATTCTTCGCTGGTGAAAAGAAGGGTAAAAATCTCGATGCTCTTCAAACTTCATGGCAAGATGAATATAAAAAATATCAAGAAAATGAAATTGAAAAAGCATATTATCAAGCATTAGAAGATGGAACCATTGATGCTCAAACTACACTTGAGCAATATCAACAAATGGTTGAAAATGGTGAAGTCGAAGTTAAATACGATAGTTTCCAAGACTGGAATTCTAAACAAAATAAATCTTTTGGAGAAAAAGTCTGGGATAAAACTAAGTCAATTGCCAAGGGTGCTTGGAATGGAGTTAAAAAAGGTGCTTCTGCTGTTTGGAGTGGTGCTAAAAAAGTTGGAAAAGGTATCATAAAAACTGCCACGGCTCCACTTAGAAGTGTTGTTGGCGTTGCTAAGGGTGCTTGGAACGGTGCTAAAAATACGTTTAATGCTCTAAAAGAAGGTGATTTCGGTGGAGCAGCAACAGCTGCTTTTGATGGAATTACTGAAATGGCTAAAAATGCGTTTGGTGCATTTCAAGATACACCATTTGGAAAAATTGCAACTAAAGCATTTGATACTGTTAAAAACACTAAATTTGGAAAGATTGCAACTAAAGCTTTTAATGGAGCAAAAGAATATATAAGAGGTACATTTAAACCTATCGGTAAAGGCTTTGGTAAAGCAATTAGCGGTATTAAAAGTGGATTTAAATCTGTTGCTAAGCTTGGTAAGAAAGCTTTCGATGGTGTCAAATCTGCATTTAAGGGTATAGGTAAAAAAATAGGTAATATTTTTGGTGGTATCAAAGATAAGTTTAATGATGCTGCTGAATCAATTAAGAATTCTGCTGTTGGTAAAGCAGCTAAAAAGGTTAAAGATAAAGTTACAAGTACTGCAAAGAAAGCTTGGAATGGAGTTAAAAACTTCTTTACAGGCGGATCAGGTGAAGGAATTTCAAATCACAGAACGGTAAGTCATGGTGGGTTTGGTGTTTCTGAAGCTATAAAGAATGCAGCAATTAAAATGAACGCTTCTACTGGTTTATTACAAAATATTGATTATACGAAATCATATTCTACAGATGATTTAATTAAGCGTATTGCTATCAACACCGACCAGATAGTTAAGCTGTTTACTTCATCCAATATTGGTAGTAGTGTAATAAAAACATTCACTTCTAATAATTCAGCTAAAGAAAGGGCTGAATCTGATAAATTAAGAAGAAAATTAAGAGCAGCAAATGCTAAAATGAGAAAAGCAAAGAAAATGCTTACAGGTGGTTTTGGAGATATCCCTGTATATTCTCAATCTGATTCACGTTGGGGTAGTGATGCATATAACATGGGTCAAGACGATGCAACAATGGCTAATACTGGTTGTGGACCAACTGCTATGGCTATGATTGCAAGTGGAATGACTGGACAAGATGTAACACCTCCTGAAATGGCTTCACTTGCTGAAGCTACTGGTGATAGAGATGAAACAGGTACAAACTGGAACTTCATTGGTAAAGCTGCAAACGCATATGGTGTAAATACAACTGAACAAGTAAATCCTAGTGCTGATTTCATAGCATCAGAATTATCACAGGGTAAGCCTATGATTCTTTCAGGTGTTTCTGGTGGAGGTTCTGGAAGTTCAGATAGATCGCCATATACAAAGAGTGGTCACTATGTTGTGGCTGATAAAATTGAAGGAAATAGGGTACGTGTTAAGAATCCTATGAATGGTGGTTCTGGTACGTATAATATTAATGAAATTACAAATGGTGCTGGTGCAGCATGGTCATTTGGTGGTTCAGGAAAAGGCAATAAGAGATTACGTCGTGGAGGCAGAGGTTCTAATATCATTAATAAGATTAGTTCATGGGCTTCACAAGCTGGTGAAAAATTAATCAATGGCGCATTTACTGGAAACTTTGATACAAACTATGATTTCTCTGATGTTGTCGAAGAATCAACCACAGCATCTGTAGTTAATGCTGCAGATGATGTTAATAAGTCTATCTCAGCAGCAGGTAAAGAAATAGTATTTATTGGTGACTCTCGTACTGTTGGTATGGGCGTAACAATGGGTGCTAAATACAGTTCTGAAATTTGTCAGACTATAGGAAATACAACATTTATTGCTAAAGTAGGTGCAGCTTTTGATTGGCTGAATCAAACTGCAATAAATAATATTAAAAAATACATGTCTAAAAATAAAGTTGCTATTCTTTGGTTGGGTGTCAATGGTACATCAGGATGGGATAATTATGCTAAGTTTATTAAAAATAATCTTGTCGATAATTTTGCCCATGTATATTATGTATCAGTAGGTCCAACTGATGGAAGCTACGATCAATTAAATGATAGCATTAAGAAGTTTAACTCTAATTTGAAATCTGTTTTACCATCTGGTTGTAGTTGGGTTGACATCTATGATTGGATGAAAAATGGATTAAAAACAGGGGATATTAAAACACAAGATGGTCTTCATTATAATGCTTCAAGTTATACTAAAATTTATAAAAAGATTCTCTCCATGATTGGAGCAGGTGGTTCAGGTAAAGCATCAATTATACGTCGTGGTATTAGTAGAATACTTCATGGTGGATTTGGCGACCGTGATCCTTATACACCGGCTGGGCATTATGTTGTAGCAACAGGAATGGATAGTAATGGTAATGTTAATATAGTTGACCCTGAAGGTGGAAAACGTTCTGGTGGATATGATATTAATAGCCTTACAAATTCAACTGGTGCAGCATTCTCGTTTGGTGGATTTGGTAAATCCGTTGCTGGTCCAGATAAGTATGATGTTAAAATGTCTGAATACTATAAAAAATATAAATATCTTGAGCCAAGTAATAAATCTCAAGCAAAAGAATTAAAATCATTTATTAAGAAATCTCTCAATGCTAAGAACCAAGCTGAACAGGAAAAGAATAAATCCTTATTTAATACTTGGCTTGAGGGTGAGCAATTAAAATATAATGCTGTTAAAGCTAAGAGTGCTGATCCTAATACAGCTGCAGCTGCACAAGCAGCTTATAATGCATGGCTAAAGAAAAATGGTCAAAACAAAAAAGAAAGCATTAAGAAACAATCAGAAAATGATAGTTACCAATTTCTTGATACTTTTGATTATGCTGGTCATGTTGGTAAAAGATTAGCTGATTTTAATGGTGAGGCATATAATTATCCAAAAAATACTTTAAGCAGGGGTCAGTGTACATGGTATGCTGAAGGACGTGCTTATGAAAAATGTGGATGGGCTGGATTAGCAGACCAACCACGTGGTAACGGTGGCGAAATTTACGATAAGGCAAAGGGTAACAGTAAATATGATACTGGTACAGCAATTCAATCGAATGCACTTGTATCATTATCAACATCAAGTAGTTATGGTCACGTTATGTTTGTAGAATATGTTGATAGAACAAGTAATCTTGTTTATTTTACAGAAGCAAATGGTAACAGTGATGATGCAGTATCTTCAGATGATGGTATATTACAGGTTCAATCATTATCAGATTGGAATAAGAGAAATATCAGAGGTTATGTATATTGCGGCGACCCTGAAGCTGGCTATTATTCAAATACAAATTCTAACGCAACTGTTGCTAGTAAAAAAGGTAGTACAATACTTGAGACCATTTCTAATTTTATGAGTGAAGCTGGTACTCGTCTTGTTAATGGAGCATTTACTGGCAAGCTCGATTCTGATTATACATCTTTCTGGTCAAGTTCAGATGATAGTAGTTCATCAAGTTCCTCAACTTCAAGTTCATCATCTTCTGATGCTAGTACAACAGGTGGCTCTGACACTGCTAGTCGTATATGGGATTATATGGCTAAAAAGGGTTATTCAAAGGCTGCTATTGCTGGTACATTAGGAAATATGGAACAAGAAATGGGTTCTGATATGGACTATGGTATTTATGAGCATGGCGGTGGAACCGGTGGTGGTATCATTCAATGGACACCATGGTATGATAAGATTGGTAAATATTCACAAGAAAAGCGTGGCGATAAAACTGCATGGCGTAAAGATCTTGATTTACAGTTAGATTATTTGGCTGGTGATGGTGACTATATGGGTAAAAACTTCAAGTCATACTCTATCAATAGTGGATATCCATCAACACCATATGTAACACTTGATGAATTCAAGAAATCTACAAACTATAAAGATGCAACTGTACAGTTTGAATCTGCTATTGAACGTGCAGGAATTCCAGCAATGGAAAATCGTCTTAAATTTGCAAAGAAATGGTATGATAAATTTGGTAATAATGTTGTTAATGCAAGTTCAAGAGGTGTATCAGCAGCAACCAATGCTATCACAGGTGGTAAGGGTAGTGGAATTACTAAACTTAAACCAGTTCCTATTACTGGTGGACGTGGATCAGGTGATGAAACTAATTCTGTTATTTCAAATAACAATCCTATTAGATACAATACACAGACATCTACTACAACAACCACAACATCAAAGAAATATAAAAACTATAATACAAATAATATTGATCCATCGGTAATACAAACAATCATTGATATATTAACAAACATAGCCACTAATACTCAAGCTTCAAGTAATAAACTTGATTATTTGAAGAATATAGATGGCTCAACTACTAATATTATTAATGGAAATAATGGATCATCAAAATCATCAACTGGAGGAAGTTATTCTTCAGGTCAAAGTCGAAATTCTAGGATAGCAAGTCTTATTGCTGCTGGATTTCAAAACTAATATGTAAAATTATAAAAAACATATGATTAAGGAGGTTGAATATCTCAATCTCCTTAATCATTTTATTTTATTTAAAGAAAGGTGTGAAGGTAATTAAATGAGTATAAAAAAATCAATGCGACTGTTTGGTATTCCATATCAGTTTACATCAGCTGTAGATCCTCGTATTAAAGGAGTATCATCAATGGTTGGTAATAAATATATGGAAAATGTAATTACAGAAGCACCGATCTGTACATTTATACCGGGTGAGCCAAAATATTTGCCTAGTGAAAATAATGTTGATTCTAAGGTTAATACAACTGCAGCTCTTCTTGAAAATGTCACCGGATTCAATTCTTTAACAAATGCGGCTAGTAATGCTGTCAAAATAATTGATACCGAGGAAGGATCAGATGGTGCTGTTACGGATAAAAAAATATGGGATGATTATCGTTTATATGATTTTAAACGTAATTATGTTGAATATATGAAATATGTTAATGTATTATGCCGTGCTGGGGCAACATTTTTAGAGTTAAATGATAAAATTGATGGAGTCCCGTTTCAACAGTATGATTGGAAAAACTATAGACAAACTGCTGAATCATATCAGTCTGCTGCCGGTAAAGTAACTAATGCTGCAGCTAATGCCGTTAAGAATGCTGTCAGTAAAGGAATTAAAAAATTAAGTGGTAATGAATTTTTAATGGATACTAATAATAGTGAAGATGATGTTGAAGAGACTGAAAGTTTATTAACAAATTATAATTACGTGCAGTTTTACATAGATTCGTCTGTCAATTGTGATGATAGTATGTCAAATGCTACATCAGAATCACAACTCAAATCAATGTTTGATTCTGGTTCAAATTTACTAAAAGATATAGCATTCATGATGAATTCTGGTGGTATGGATAGTAGTACACTAGATGAATTTGCCAACGCATCAGTAGATGCACTTAATTCTGGATTACAAACAGTTGCTGGTAATGGTAATACAATTACCACGGCTTTAACTAGAGTTATAAATTTATCAGGTTCTATTATCAAAGGTGATAATATCATAATGCCAGATATATATCAAAGTAGTTCATATAGTAAAACATATAATATTACGGTACATTTGAAAACTCCTTATGGAACAAAACTTGGTTATTATATGGATATATTTGTTCCAATGATGCATTTAATTGCATTAGGATTACCAAGACAGGCATCATCTAACACATATTCATCTCCATTCTTAGTAAAAGCTTATGTGGATGGAATATTTAGCTGTAATTTAGGTATTGTGACTAGTATTTCAATATCAAGAGCTGGAGATACATTTAGTGCTGATGGTTTACCAAATGAAGTTGATGTCAGTCTTAGTTTGCAGGATTTATATAGCGACTTATCTATGTCATCATCAGCTAATCCATTATTATTTGTAAATAATAGTAGTCTTATTGAATATATTGCCACTAACTGTGGAATGTCTTTAACAACACCAACATTATCAAAAAAATTTAATTTATTTATTGATGCTTTTAAAGGTGCATTTAATGATATTGGTGGAAACTTATCTGCTGGTATTACTCAATATATTGATAATGAAATAATAAAATTTACATCACTGTCAGGATGATAAAAATATGCTAAAAATAGAAAAAGAATATCAAGAAAAATATGGTAATATTCCTTCAGGTTCTTGTGAACGAATGGATTATTTATTATCTAATATTCATATATTAAAATCAAAGACAAAATTTAATGATGAAGTGAACCGAATTACTTCGATAAAATGGAAAGAAATATCTTATACCATTTTTTTACTTCCAAAAGCAACGCCAAGACCACGTAGTGGTAAGAATGGCTTGTTTTATGTTAAAGGAGCAAAAGATAATAAAAAAATATTTGAAAAATACATGGTTAATCAAGAGATTGATTTAATAACTACACCAACAAAATTCTATTGTAATAGTTATTTTCCTATACCAGAATCTATGAGTTCAATTGAAAAAATATTAGCTGAGTTTGGTTTTATACGCCCAACATCTAAACCAGATTGGGATAATGTTGCAAAAGCATATTGTGATATGTGCCAAGGGTTTTTGTTATATGATGATTCATTAATAGTAGAGGGTGTATCTAAAAAATATTATTCAGTTAAACCAAGAATTGAAATAAAGATAAAGTATATGGAAGATTACGATTCAACATTCAATAAAAAGAAAATAAAAACGAAAGGATTGATATAAGTGAAAGCAATTTATACTTTAATTAATGATAAGTATTTTAAAATTAATCAGGGTACAAGATTACCTGCTAAGATATTAACAAATCTTCCTGAGCAGTTAAGTCTAAAAGAAAATCCAGCTTCAATATGTTTAGGTAGACAGTGTCAAGGCAGTATTACAGCTAACCTCAGTTTTACTGATTTTACTAAAACTGCTACTAAAACTAATAAGGATTTATATAGTGATTTATTTAATACAATTACAACTGAGCAAATTTCTCAAATAGATGAGTTGAGAAATTCATATATGGTTTCAATTGAATTTTCAGTATATGATGAGAATGGTTCTGAAAAAGAACATTCAGTTATAATTAAACCACTTGAAGTGGCTGACTATATTTATCCTCTTGGTGTTACAGAAGATAACGAATGTGTTTATAGACGTATTAAAAAAGTAAATATTAATCCGGATATTCTTATTGATAACACTGTTACTTTTGGAATACAAAATAGAAGCAATAATATTTCATCTACTATTGATATTAATGACATTTCTATTTACCAAGCTCGTTCATTTAATAACAATGAAGATGAGAATACAGATGTACATAATTCAATGTATTGTCAGAAATATAACTATAATAGTTGTACAATTTCAACAGCACTTGAAAATTGCATATTGGTATATTCAACTAAAAAAGAGGGTAAGATACTGAATCCTATTAATGTAACTACAAGACCTGTTAAAGTTACATTGAATGTAGAAGTTTATCTTACATCAATGATTGTTATTTATGAAGAAGATGTAATTAAGAATATTATTATTGAAAATATTAAGAAGAAATATCATGATGATAATCCATCTACGGATGATGATTCTGATGATAATAATTGTAATTGTTGTAAAACATATTATGTAATATGCAAATCCAACGATGATGATGCATTAGAAGTAGTTGAAGATTTATATCCAGATGATATATTTAATCAATATACTATGATTAAGAAAAGTGATATAGTTAAATATATTCCAGAAATTGAAATTGGTCAATATGTTAAACTTGTGCATGCAATATAAAAAAATGAGAGTATGTAGAATTCTACATACTCTCATAATTATTTTTTTTACTTTTGTATTAATTTTTTAACTAATTCTTCCAATTCAGTAACACGTTTATTACTTCTTTGTAATTCGTTAATCAATAATACTATTATTGATCTATCCTTAAAGTTTTCAACTTCATTTGTTTTAATATCAAAATTAGTAAACTCAGGATTTATATCATAAACATCTTCTGCTATCAAACCATATTCAACTACACCAGGAGTTGATTTATAATTAAATTTAACAGGTTTTAATTTTATGAATTCATCATGTAATTTTTCAGTGTCAAGATTATAATCAATATTTTCTTTATATTTTCTACTAGAAGAAAGATATTTTATACGTCTATTAGATAGATCAATAACAAGATTTGCTGAACCAGAACCTGCAGGAATACCTGTAAGCCTAAATGATGTAGAAGCAAACGTTGTTTCAGTATTATTTACTGTTAATCTAGTTCTAATATCAAGTAAATCACTTTTATCATGTATTTCACTAACAGGACCACCAATAGTCATTGCTAATCCATTAGATGAAATGCCCATTAACACATTACCTGTCTGTGGTGTAGTAACTTCTGTTAATACCTTCGCACCAGTAGCATCATAAACAGCAAACTGTACTTGATATCCAGATCCGTAAGCTATTGATGATGAATATGTGTGATTACCAGTCGATGACTGAGCTCCATTTCCTACAATAAACCAATTACTAAATGTACTATCCGTAGTTTTCTTATATCTATAAAATACCCATAAAGCAATATTTGGCGTAGCAGTGATACTAATATTGCATGAAATTTTTTCTGTATTTGTACTTACATCATTTACAAGTTTTGCCGTAAACTTTGTTATACTTGGAGATATGTATTTATACACCGTACGGCTAACAGATGTTGTTGATTGTTTACCACGTAAATCTTGTACTGTTACTGATGCTAAAGTGCATTTTCCTGTTGAACCGGATGGAGTTGGTACATTATAATATTTTCCTGAAGAATAACTTGCTTCAGTTTTTGCATCACTTAAAGTGTATCGTGTAGTATTATCATGACTTGAAGATATTACAGTTGTAATTTGGCTTAAATATGTACCAGAATTTGAATATATTGATCCAGATACTCGAGCTGATACACTTGAAAAACCAGATAATAAACCTGGAATATATTTAGCAGCTGCATTACTACTCCATGAAGAATCATCTGATGTAGCAGATGATACACTAATAGATGATGCTGTTATTCCACCACTTGTATTTGGTGAAAACTTTGTATAATAATTAGTTCTTGTTATTAACGTATTAATAGTTGCCTTTGGAACAATGCTACTACCAATCTTAAATGTATACGTTGATGAAGAGCTATTACCTATCTTAGTACCAGAAGAATAAGTTATAAATTCAACTGTACCAGTAACTGAGGTTGCTTTTGGTATAGAACTCATTACTGCTTTAACAATATCCGAAGAAGCTTGTATATTAAAGCTATTTGCAGATGTGTTATTATATGCCTTTTTATCAAGTAATGTATAATTTTTTCCTTTAAAATGTAAAATTAAAGAATGTTGTGCTGATGAAAGTTTAGGAGTTATTTTACCACTAAAATAAGCAGCTGAACCATTCAATGTCATTGTTGTACTTGACCAAGAAATTGAAGACTCTCTTGGAATAGTGGGAAGAACAAATGATGCACTCTTTGGTGATCCACTTGCTGATAGACCTGTTCCTGTCATAGTAAATGACTTAAGAGAAACTGTAAATGTCTTCTTACCATCAGTACCATGCGGTATTGTAATACCTGTTTTAGAGAATAATTTAGTATTTGAGTTATATGTGATAGTCTTTGTTGTACCACTCCAAGATGAAGTGTAATCAGTACCATTTATAGTAACAACTACTTTACCATCACTGCTATAACTGCTGTATCCACTATTTGTTCTAGAAAATAAGAGAGATACATCGACTTTTGATGTGTTTCCACTAGTACTTTGAGAAGTTAATTTAACTTGTATTTTAAATTTCACATATTCATTATTAGTATTTAATAAACCCGAAGTGGATGTACTTCCTACAGATAAATTATATGAAGCCATTGTTTTTCATCTCCTTTTACTTCATTTTAAGTTCAACATCACCATTATCATTAAATACAAATCCAAACTTAGTCGAATTACGATAATCAGTTGATGTACCTTTATTGGTAATGAAGAAACCTTCACTATCTGTTGTAAACTTTTGTGTACCATTATGAAAATAATTGATACCTTGGTCATTAACTTTCAAGAAGTTAGATGTATCTGGTGTTGTTATTTGTGTGGAAAGACCAAGTGACCATGTAATAATATTAATAGTTGCATCTGGTGTTGGGAGATTTAAGAACAATGCATCAGCATGAGCAGCTCTCCACTCACTATTCTGATAATATAATGGATTATTCCATGATGTATCTTTAAGATACATAATATAATCACTATTATATTTACCATCAACGAATAATACTACTTTTTTACCAATATCATCTTCTGTAATAGAATCAACATCAGTATGTGCGTCTGAATAATGAATCATTGTTTCACTATCGAAAAGAGATTCATCTAAATCATCTTTAACGATTAATAATGATGGAATAGATGGGATGAGATCAACATTAAAAGTATGAGTGAAATCTTCATCTACACAAACTTTTTCTGTACCAACTATATATAATGGTTCCTCTACACTACATGGATTTTCTGTTATTCTTTGTGATGTTGTATAAGGATCGTTGGCACCATAATTAACATATTTCTTAAGGTTTGTATCAAATACATCAATAGTTGTTGCTAAACGGTCAATTGATGATGATAATATTGATATTTCATTATTAAGTGTTGTATTAATATATTCAATCGTATTATTAACATCACCCTGAATATTTTTAACATCTGTAATTTTAGCATATGTTGTTTCAATATCAGTTATTAATTGATCAATAGTACTTTTTATCTTATTAGCACTCCAAGTTGATAAGTAAGGATATTCAACATATTTTACAAAATTTCCAATTACAATATCTGGGATATCTTTTTGTACATCTGAAATTTTCACCATTGTAGATGAATCGAATGTTTCGTCTGGAGTATCATCTGAAACAACTTCGAGTTTATCTCCACCCTCATAGTCATCATCAACTTTAATATATTTATTATAATCATCACTATCATCAATTACACCATTGCTAAAAGCAAGAACACCTAATTGATTAATAAGATTTTTTAATGTTTCCAGTTTTTCTGGTATTGCAGTATTATTTTGAGTCGTTAACTGAACATCTAAGTCAGTATTATATGGATATACAACTTTTTCATTACCTTCATTATCTAATGAATTAAGTCGTACATGATTGTATTCTATACTCATTAATTTTCACCCTTTCATTAAAAGTTTTATTAGACTTTAACATTAACAAATTGTTCTTTGGTTAAAAAATAGATGAAATAAAGAAGTAAAGGAAATTTATCCTTTACTTCTTTATTGTTTTTATTTTGTATATGCATATTCATTAGCTAAATCGCTAACCTTATATTTATCAAAACTTTCTAATTTTAATGCCTTTAATATATTAAGTTTTGTATATTCTTTTACGCTTTCAATAAAAGCCATTTCTTCAATTGAAGATTTACCATCATTTTCAGGAAGACCATACTCTGTTAATGTATTAAATGTATATTCACCATCAAATCTACCACTTTCTTGCATCTTAGTAAATTCATTTAATTTACCTATCATTATGCCTTGGAATAGTGTAGGTTCAAATGTCTTAGATTCAGTTGAACCTCTAAGTTCAAGAATATTATCAACAGCTTCTTTAGTAGTTACATTGATATCATTAGCAAGCTCTTTTTCAAGGTTATTAATATCTTCTTTTTCTTTCTTTGCTCTCTGAATTTCAGAAATTGCAGTATTCTTAACGTTATCATGGATAACCTGAGAAATATCATTTAATTCAAGATTATCATTCATTACGTCAAGCTTTTTCTGAGTATCATCATTCATTCTGAATACCATATCATCAGCATTATAATCTTCAAGATTCATAGCCTTATTATTGTAATCGTCATTGACAATATCTTCAGTACCTTTAAGCATTCTATCTGCAATTTTACTACCCTTTTTGATTCCTTCTCTAATATAATATACCATACCCTTAGGAGAACGGTCATTTATAAAATCACTAATATCAGCATCTAAATCATCAGCATGAGCAACTTTATAATCATCATTCAGTGGTAAAGCATTCTTATATAAATTAGCAAAAAGTTTATCAAGACAGATATTCTTTGCTTCTTCCTGACCATTGTCTAAACATCTTAGTTTATAATCAGTAGTATTCTTAAAAGCATTCTCATCTTCTTCAGCTTTCTTCTGATTATCAACTAAATCAATAAAATTGATAACTTTGTTTTCATTATCAGTAAGATTTCCCATAAGAAATTCACTCCTTTATACGAAATATTTTTAATTAATTGTTTTTATGATGAATAATATTCGGTTATATGAATATCATCAGTATCAATTACAAGTAATTCAGGTACATATGAACGTCTTTCTTCAACAGTTAATTCTTCTAAATCTGTTGCATAGTTCTTAACAGCCTGTTTATCAGTCGAATACTTATTGATACTATTAAAACGAATATGATCCACATATGCAAATTTTAATTCAATTTTTCTCATTAAGTTAGAAATATAGAGATTATTCATTCCAGCTGTATTGATAGTTTCAACTTCACTCTTAATAAATGATTTTACTTCAGGTGTAGCTGCAAGCATATCTGTACCAGGAATATACCATATATCAAATGATAGTGCCAGATTGACTGTATTGATAATTTCTTGTTCTTCACCAATAGTAAATTCTTTACTTCGTCCATATGTGTTATAGAATTTAACATCTAACGATGTTTCGTTTCTTAACCTAGTATTTATTACATCAATCAATGAATTATATTGAGCTAAGAATGTAGTCATAAAATATGACATATTATCTAAGTTTTCTATAATTGACCAACGTAAAAATGGAAGTGAAGAAATTTCAATATCCATTATATCATTAATATATTTATTATCATTATTTAAAGCTGTATAATCTTTAAATATCAAATTAGCCCTGACATTATTCAATGGTTTTAAGAATGTCAATGGATCAGATGATGTATCATATAAATCGGTAGAAATATAATGATTCATATTTTCCATTGGCTTTATTTGTATTTCATTTCCTTCTTCATCATAATAAGTAAGTACTTCATCTGAATATTTATCAAATAAATCAGTAACAAGTTCATGTGCAGGAGAACGAAGATTATCCATCATAGTTGCATGCTCTTTTAAAAATTCGTCAGTTATTTCAACTAATCCATCTTCTCCGTCATATATTCTATGATAGCAAGTATATATTTTACAATTAACATCAACCATCGGAATTACTATATCATCACGTTTAGATAAATTATAGATTTTATATTCATCATCATTATCTACTAAACGTATCTTACCCTCTGATGTTAAGTGATCATCAGTATAAAATTCTGCTGTAAAAGTAAAGTTTTCCGTTTCAGCATTATATGCAGATGGATACATTTCAATTGCACATATATTTTCACCTTTATCTTGAATAACTACAAACACTCTTAAATCATTATTCATAGTACTCTTTTTGTCATTTAAAACATATTCAAATGTAGTACCACCTGATTCATCATCTGGATCAATAACTTCTTTTCTTGCAACCAATGGGTGATCAGATTCAATTCCAATACTAGACATGAGATTTAATGACATAGTATATTTTTTTGCATCTTTGAAGTTACGTTGTAATCTTACTTGATATATAATAAAGTTCACATATGAATCTTCACAGTTGTCTTTAAAATCAACAAGTGAACGTTGATCAATATACGTCATATATAAACTTACTAAGTTTGGATTTTTCTTAAAACGAATAAGAAAAGGATTAATATAAAGAAAATTACCAATCTGTGGGTTATCATATTCTCTTAATCCATATATTTCTTCTTCATTAAGATCAAATATAGAAATTTTATCATCATATTTTTTTCTCTTTTTAAATTCAGCAAAAGAAGCTGGACGGTCTAAATAAGCAGGTAATTCTGTTTTATCATAAGTATCGTCAATATATGGAATTTCATTATTTTTAACAGCTTCCTCATATTCAGCATAGTACTGTGCATATTTCTTTTTATCTCTTAAAAATGTAGCATACCCAACTTCAGTATCTTCACTACTGTAAATAGAATCAGGTAATATATAAGCAGACTTATCAGAAATCATACTTTCTAGATTATTACTTGTAAAAAGAACACCAGGGTCAATTGTAAAAATATTAGTTTCTGGATTTTTCATTTCTGATAAATTCATTTTCATATTCATTGTATTTGTTTTAAAGATATAATTATCTTTTTTCATTACAATAAAAGCAGAATAAATACGCTCATAAATATCATTTCGTTTCTTTATAAACATAATATCACTATCATTATAATGATATTTCCAGTTTCTAAAATACTCTGATAAATCTGCATCGGTTGTTAATGCATTGGCGGTTCTATATCCTTCAACAGCTAATGATTGTAATCCATCAATACCAATTGAATCCTTACCACCTGCAGAACTTGTCATTGGACGAGCAGCAGTAATATAGTTGTCATCATAACGTGAATCTTCAGATTTAACGACATTAATTTGGTCACCAGTATATACATCAAAATTACCATCAACACCAAGAGTTTCATAAAGAGTGACCTTTATCTCACTTCCATATGCTGGTTTAAAATAATCATCTCTCGTGTTAAATGTAATTCTTAATGTATTTTCATCATGTAAATGATAATAACAGAATGGTGTATCTATAGGTTGGGCATATTCAACTAATGTTGAAAGTTGCGTATTAAAAACTGATTGTGATGGAGCTCTATAAAGAATATCAAAACCTGCTAATTTAGATGAAAAAGGAATATCAATAACTGGATAATTGATAGTATTATTTGTAATGATATCCTCATTAACTACGTTACGTACACATTGATGACATTTTAACTCTAATGAAATATAACCATCAGAAGAACGTCTGATTTTTATGTATGTATCATTAATTGAAGATATACTGTTATTGGTATCTTTTATATAGGTAGCAGAATAAAAATATTCACTATTTCCCTCTTCGTTTTTCTTACTAATTATTTTTATATCAATACCATAGTCTAATACAAATGGTATTTCTTCCACATTAATAGTTGTATCTTTATCAATATAAAAATGATAATAACCATTTTCATATTCCATGTTTTTTATTATTGTAGCTTCTTCTAATGCCATTAAAAACGTACATGAAGCAGCTGTTGCGAATGCATCTGATATTTGGAAAATAGCAGCATGAGAATAAATACTCTCTGGTATTTGTGCCCTATTTGGAAAAGTTTCACGGAATAAAACAGATGCAGTATTAAATAAATCTTCTGATATATTTGATACTTGCTCTGTTGTGAATCCAATCATACCAACAGTACGTAAGTTTGCATCTATATCAGAAAAATACTTGTCTATTAAAACATCTTCAGTATATTTTTTAACCGAGTAGTTATCACTATAATCACGGTCTATTGTAATAATCTGTGTATTATTCGATGACAATTTATTTCATCACCTTTCTTTGATTAAGTTCTTGTAAATCTTAATTTATAAGTACATTCTGTATCAGTTTTATATGTTTCAATGTATGGCTTTCCAACCCATGTTTGACCAGTATGACCTAAAGATTTATCAAATGTTGGTGCATATGTTAAAGAACCATTTGAACCTACATTTGCATTATAGTTAAACTCTGAGAGTAATACTGGATTAAAATCATCACGAAATGAATAACTAAATGTAACACTCATTTTTAAATCATTTATTAATTGACCTTTACTCCAAGCTAATTGATCAATAGGCAAATTAGTTGGAAATATACCATAAAATTTTGTCCAAAATAATATAGTTTCTCCATCTTCAGCTGTTAAGATATAATAACAAGCACCTGCATAATCAAGTATTTTATTCATTATATCACTGGTTCGAGGAACTAAGGTGCCTCTATAAACACCTGATATATATTCCATCCATAACTTTATTGTCTGGAAGATATGTAAATATCTATCATCTTCAAATCCTATAGATAGTGTAGATGCAGTTTTTGATTCAATATTATTTTTACCATATGCTATCTTATGTCCAGTATATGTTGTACCATATGTATTATTACCAATAAATTCTTCATTTAAAGAAAAACTATTTACAGCATTTGATAATGAATACATAAAATGATGAGATGAATTATTACTATAACATAATTCATTTAATAGCTTTGGTGAATTTTTATAAGCATATAAAAATTCTGGATTATTAGCTATACCTTTTATTAAACCATTAGAGTTAAAAAGATTACAGTTAGGTTTTACAAAAAACACATGCCCAAATCCTTTTTGTAATGCGTCATTTAATAATGGTAATTTAAAACGATTATATTTAGTGGTTGTTAATTCCCATGGTTTATGTAAGCTATCAGAACTATTATCCATTATACCCAGAGTATAATTTAAGTCTTTGATAATTCTGGTCATATCTAATGATGTTGTAGATACGACCATTCTATTCATCTGTGTTTGAGAAGAAATTTTAGTTGTCGTATCATAAATATTTGATATTGCTGATTGGTTATTATGACTATATGGTGTACTATTTACATTAAAACCAATAGTTTTATTATCTGCTTTAGATGTACGACTACTTTTATTTCCACTTGTATTTATATAAACAGCTTGTTTAGACATTAGGATTTTTCACTTCCTTTCTGGGTTAAATCCATTATACATATGTTTTTTATTGTTATTTTTACTAATATTTATATATCATTTTTGTGTAAAGAAAAGAGGTGAAAATGATATGAGTAAAGTAAAAATGATTGTAGACACATCTGTCGCAATCGTTGACAGACTTGCAGGAAGTGAGAATGTTAAAAAGTTTCTTTGCGGTACCTATGAAGATGGGACAGCTCGCACTCTTCCAGATTGCTTAAACAATGAGACAATGAGTCCAAAAGCAAAAAAGAAGAAAAAGAAAAAGAAACACAATGCTAAATTAAAACTTTAGCATATATTGATTAACTGCGCAATTAATCAATTTTTAAAGAAGCGAATAATTTAACGTTATTCGCTTCTTTTTTTATATTCTTATTAACTTTTTTCTAATATATTAATTTCAAAAGGAATGGTGAAATATTTATGTCCAATTTTACAGATGCACTTTATATATCAAAAAAATACAAAGATTCTATTATGGCACAAATTAAAGATATAATTATGAATAATGGAATGAAATTATTGGATAGTGAAAATGAAAATGAACTCATCATTGATACTCAAGAGATTTCTGAAGTGTCTAATATACTGGATAATCATCTTGATATACCTGAAAAAGTAAAAGAAACATTAATTGATGTATATTCTACAAAAAAAGGCACATTTATACGATTGAAATTTAATTAAAAATATTATTAAAAAAATTGATATAAGCCAATGCTTATATCAATTTTTTTTATTTTTTTTTGAAAAAATAAAATACTAAGAAAAAACAATTAGTTAAAATCAATGAAAGGATGTGTATAAATCATGACCGAAAATATGATTAGAGAAATAATCAAGGCATTCGCATATGGTCACGATGCTAATTCTATTGCTTCAATTATGGATATTTCCGTAGAAGAAGTAGAGAAGATTAAGACAGAAAAATCCGCAGACATTGAAGCGACTAAAAAATACTATTCTGAGATGGAGAGATAGATTATGGCTACAACATATTATGGAATCGACGTTTCACAATGGAATGGAAACGTTAATTTTACTGAAGTTAAAAAAACAAAGAGTTTCGTTATGATTAGAGCTGGTTATGGTTCATATACTAGCCAGAAAGATCCGAAATTTGATATTAACTATAAAAATGCAGTTAAAGCCGGTCTTCACGTTGGTGCTTACTGGTACAGTTATGCAACAACTACATCTGCAGCAGTTGCAGAAGCTAAAACATTTTTAACTGTAATTAAGGGTAAAAAATTTGATTTCCCTGTTGCACTTGATATTGAAGATCAATGCCAGTCAGGTCTTTCTTCAAGCACATTGGGTGCTATTGTGGATGCTTTCAGAAATACTATTGAAAAAGCTGGTTATTATATGCAGCTCTATAGTTATGAAGCATTTTTAAATAGGATTCCTGTTTCAGTAAGAAATAAGTCTGATATTTGGTGTGCTAATATCACAAAGAAACCATCAATTGCATATGGTATGCATCAGTATTCATTTACTGGTAAAGTTGGAGGTTGCTCAGGTGCAACTGACTTAGATCAGACAACTAAGGATTATCCTTCAATTATTAAGAAAGCTGGATTAAATGGTTATCCAAAATCAATAACTCCAACACCTCCTGCTAAAGCAACACTTGATAAAACTGGCTTCAAGAAAGGTAATAGTGGTAATGGTGTATTTGCACTTAAAGCAATGCTTTTCCTCGCTGATAAGAAGGGTATAGTTAAAGTCAGTCTTGCTGGTGATGATAAGTTTGGTAACGGTACTGCAAAAGCAGTCAATGCTTTACTTAAGAAATGGGGATATAAGGAAACTGGTATTGCTGGTCATTCCTTTATCTCTAAACTTTATAATGTACTTAAGAAATAACTAAAATAAAATAAAGGTATGAGAAATTATTCTCATACCTTTATTTCTTTTTTTATTTTCTTTTCCAAGTTTGAAATTCGTAAAATACATCATTTTTTATATCATACATTTCATCTCCACGATGAATTCTCATATAAGAATCAGTATAGGATTCTGATACTGGAGAAGATGCTATTTTTGGGAAAAATACATCAGCATCATTATCAACTGTATGAATTACAGTTAGTGCAATTTCATCACAATAAGGTAAAAATTGCTCATAAACTTGAGCTCCACCAATAACCCAAAAAGTCATATTTGAATTTATTTTAATTAAATTTATTATTTCTTTAAAAGTTCTACATACAATAACTTCATCGTTATTACTTGAATAAGTGCTAGAAAGAATTATATTCTTTCTATCTATTAATGGTTTAACAGGTAATGATTCATATGTTTTTTTACCCATTATAACTGCATTATAATTTGTTAATTTTTTAAAACGTATCATATCTTCTTTTATATGATATAAAAGGTCATTGTTTTTTCCTATACCCCAGTTTAAATCAACTGCAGCTATCATTTTTAGATTTTTTAATGTTTCCATTTTATCACCCTCTGATGTTTCCATTTTATATTGCTATTGGAATATTTTTAACCTGTTCATTATGTTGATAATGCTCAATTGTAAATGAATCAGGAGTAAAATCATAAAAATTCTTTATTGATTTATCCAATGTTACTATTGGTGCATCATATTGTGGTCTTTTACAAAGCTCCTTTATGATATTAATATGTCTGTCATAAATATGGGCATCTGCTATTACATGAATGAATTCTCCTGGAATCATATCACATACTTGTGCTATCATCATTTGTAATGCAACATATTGAACTACATTCCAGTTATTAGCCGCTAAGATATCCTGACTTCTTTGATTAAGAATCATATTTAATACTTTATTTCCATTTTCTTCAGTAACGTTAAATGTACAAGAATAAGCACAAGGATAAAGATGCATTTCATGTAATTCATCAAAATTCCATAGATTTAACATGATTCTTCTTGAAAATGGATTATTTTTTAAATCATAAATGACGGCATCAATCTGATTCATTTTTACTGGTACATGTATCAAACCAACAGTATTAAAATGGTGGACATATTCTTTACCTACTTGATATCCATATGCTTTACCAATTGAACCATCTTTATCTGCCCATTGATCCCATATATGTGTTTTCAAGTCATGTACATTATTTGATTTTAATTGATATATCCATAAGACTTCTTCAATTGCACTTTTAATTGCTGTACGTCTTAGTGTAATTGCTGGAAACTCTTCTCTTAAATCATAGCGATTAATTACACCAAACTTCTTTATAGTATATGCTGGAGTACCGTCTTCCCAATGTGGACGTACTTTTTCACCTTCAGTACTTGTTCCATTAGTTAAAATATCATTACACATATTTACAAATAATTTATCTGCTTTACTCATTAATCATCTTTTCCTTTCATTTTTAATTTATAAAAATGTCTTTAGTACTATAAAAACCTAAGAAAAACATATTTATAATTAACTTTATATAATATTAAAAAACTTTAGAATTGGAGGTATAAATTATGGGCATGATAGAAGATATCACTAACCTTATGCGTAAAGGACCTGCTTTGGTTAGTCAATTAGACCCTATAAAAATAAATACGAAATCAGTTGTACGAGGAGCAAAGGATGCAACATTCCAATTTCCTTGTTTAATGTCTGATACAATTCCTATTGATTTAGCTAATACATTGGTAAGTACCCTTGACCGTGTATATGCTGATTTTACACAAACATGGATTTCATTACATCCTTTCATGGATATGTCCCTCGACCCAACTCCAATGTCATATTTAAAGAGACTCCATCAGAATATGAAAGTTGAATCAGTTCAGGAGTTTTCTGATAATGGCGAAGAATATGAAAGAATTATGAAAGAAGCCTATGAGGGTGAAAATCTCTTATATATGAATCCTAATAAAACATATGGTGTTATGATTAGTGGAGCTAATAAAGGTTCATATGAGATGATTAAAAGTCATGCACAATATTTAAGAGAATATATGTCAGATTTTAATCTTGCACCTATTACTGAAGCTCCAGATGGTCCAATTGAGTCAGCATATGATTTAACAAATCGTCTTCTTGATAGTAAAACTAAACAAATGGAAGATGAGAAAAGAAATAATATGATGAATCAAATGAGAAATCGTGATGTTCCAAAGCTTTTAGATAGAGATGTTAAAAAGACTAATGAACTTACTCCATTTGGTATTCAAGTAAGATTAATTGCTAAAAATGAAAAAAATGAATTTGTTCAGTATGTAGATTTCATTGTTGGTGTTAAAGCAATCCTTCATCCAGTTAAGTCTGATGATGTAATAGATAATATTAAGAGAGCGCTTCAAAATAAGAGTCTTTTCTTTAAGTTCTTAAGATGGACAAGTGGTGAAATTTCTCTCTTTAAAAATATCGTTTTAAATGTAGATGACATTAAGTTAGATGCAAATAGAAATGCATCAAGGAGTCCTTGGTTCCCTGCTCTTAAGAGATTAAAGAACAAAAAAATCGGAGTGTCCAATTTAACAGTTCCTCATGGAGTTATTCCAAATGCTACATTAGCAATATCTTCATATGAAGCTGATGAGCTTCTTAATAAGAGTGCAATCGATATAAGACAACCGGCTATTGCAAAGAAAATAATGAGTCAGTTATCTTTAATAGCATTTGTTATTATTGATGAAGCAACCGGTACTGTAAATATTCTTTATGATGGTGATAGTGATTATCAGACATATTCACTTGAAACATTACAGAGACAAAACGATTTAACTTCTAATAAACTCGGAAGAGAAATTGGTAGAATGATTAGTCATTAAGGGAGGGAATATATAATGAATAACTCAAATTTAATTTCAGATTCAATAAAAATATTAGTTGAGTCAACAGATACAAAAACATATGGTTCAGAATATGCTTCCGTTAAGACTATTCTTGAAGATGCTAATTCACCAGTTACAAGAAAATATCAGGAAAAGTTATTTCAATCTATAATTGATAAAAAACATGTTGATTTTGGTGATATTCCAAAATCAGCTGGTAATATTAAAGCATACAGTGGATATAATAATATGATGGAAGTTCTTAATACTATTGATGGCTTAGCTAATGAGCAAAAGAATAAAGAAGTAATGGGATATGTTGCTGTAGTTAAAAAAGCTATTAGTAATATTGAAAACCTATCTTCTTCTTATGCTAAAGGATTTATTAATAAATCTGATTATGTAATGCTTGAATATAATACGTATGTATATACATGTATTGAAGCCACATCTTCACTGTTATATGAATTCGTTGAATATATTAAGAGACCTGATCAACAGGTTATGTCTATTCAATTAAAGAATACAAAATATAGAGCAAATCTTTATTATTTTGATCAACTTAATAAATTCAATAACGTTAATGCTAAAATGGGTATGGATTATCGTAAGTTAATTGAAAGTCTTTGTAATAAGGGAAGAAATAATTTCCTCGGAGCTGAAATGATTGTAGGTGTAGCCGCATTATCCATGGCTGCATTAGCTATAGTTCCTTTAACACGTGAACTTATCTATAGATTTTATCATATGAGATCTAATTTAGCTCAATCTCTTGAATTACAAGCTGAGTTTTTGGAAATGAATAAAACATGCCTTGAAGCTAATGATTCAATTACAACAGAAAAGAAAAAGAAAATTCTTGAAAAACAAAATAAAACAAGACTTAGACTTTTAAAACTTGCTGATATAATTCGTGTTAAAAATGCTAAGGGTATGAATGAAACTAAGAAAGACTTAGATGATGATAACAAACTCTTATCTATTAATAATTTACAGGATGAAATTTCGAATTCTCCTTTTGAACTTGCATAAAGGAAGGTGGACGAAATGTATAATATTGAAAATATGAAAATATACACAGATATGAATTTAGATGAATTTAAAACAATTGGCTGTATTATTAAAGCATTGAGAGATGAAATCAATGTATGTAAATCAATTATTGATTCTTTCTTTACTTCTGAATGCTGTGGTAATGTAATTAAAAATAAAATTCTTCCATTCATAACAGATGACAATAAATTATCAGTTTCTTCTATTGTATTAACAGTAGATTTAACAACAGTTAATACAACTTATAATGAATACTATGGTGGAATGATTCAATTTATTAATGAAATCAAACAGCATTCAGATGCTGATGATAATGATAGTAATTATAACGATTTGCTGGAAAAAGCTGGAGAAAAAGATAATGGATTTATTGATTCTTTATTTACAGCTATAGAGCATATGGGTATTAATAAAGCTTTTAATAATATAGTAATTCTTACTGATTTTTATAATATTATATCAACATATGTTCGACAGATTAGTATATCAGTTGAAGGTGTTGAAACTATTGATAGTAGGGACGAGTTACTTTTTAAATCAGTAGAAATGGTATATTCATCACTTACTAATTATATCAATAGTTTTATTAAATCTGCATTTGGAACTTATGATTCAATTGTAAAAGCAATTGATGAAAATGGTAAAAATAAAGAATCCAACCCATCTTTTACTCTTCTTTAAATATATAGGGATGGGGGAATCTTAAATGCCATTACCATTGAAGTATAATATATGTGAATTTACAGGAAATTTCTATGATATACTTAAAAATATATCATATAATTTACAGAAATATACTAATGCGTGTAAAAATATAAAAGCATTGACTCAAACAACCCCCGATATTGCTGAATTAACAGAATTAAAAATTTTTTTAATGTGTGAAAATGAATCTATATTAAAAAATAAAATGATTCAATCAGCAAATGAGATTACACAAACTATAATCCAAAAGTATGACATTCTTTTATCATCTTTAGGATTACATGAAAAAGATGAACTCTTTTATATTGATTACAATCATATTCATAAAGCATTAGAAGTCTGTGATAAAATAGAAACAGAAGAAACAAAATATATGAGTTATAGGCATTCACATATTCAAGTTGATGTATATCAGTTTGAGGAAACTACAGCTCAAATTGAAAATAAATATAGATATCTATCAGTAATAGATGAAATGACAGTATTTGAGAGAGACGATTTAATTGATCTTTATAAGGGTATTATAGACGTTTTATATAAACGAATACTTCGTTTAAAAGAGAAGCTTGAATTCTGTTCTTCAACATACATATCAGCTATAATAATTAATGATTTACTTCTTTATCTATATATGGCATATATATGTGTGAGAAACATTTCTAAAAAATAAAAAAATATTTGATACACTTGGAAATTACTTTCCAAGTGTATCATTTTTTTCTAAAAACATAACTATAATTAACTAATTATTTAAAATTTATCTGAAAGGAGTTGTTTAATATATGAATTCTTTATTTAATATTCTACCAGAATTTGTAGATAGGAATATGAATATATCTATTATGGAATGTGAATACAATTGTGATCTTGCATTACATAATTATATTACTGAGTCATCTTTATTAGATTCTGGCATTATTGTTTGTGAAAGTGCTGACGATAAAGATTCCATAGAAACAGCAAAAGATAATAAGTTTATTAAAGTTATTAAAGCAATAGCTGATGCAGTCAGAAAAATAACAACAGCTTTTGTAGATATGATAAAAAATATGAGTGGTAAGAAAGAAGATATTTCTTATAATGATTTTATAAATTCAGGTACTGGTCAAATTCAAATGAGTAAGGACTATGCTGCTATTAATGATAAAATCGAAAAAGAAATACTTGATGGAAGAAAAATCATTAAGACAATATCGAAAGGTACACATATTGATCCAAAGATAGTTGCAGAATACTGTGATAAAGCCGGTGACGTTGCATTAAAGTACGGTCCAACGGCGGTGTCGGTTGGTAGTATACTTGCAATAGAAAAACTGACACGTAGATCAGTTGAAAAATCTTGTGGTGAAATATCTGATTGTGAAAAAGAACTTAGAGAAGATGTTGAAAATAAAGTTTGTGATATAAATCGCCAAGAGAAAAAAGATAAACTGGAGAAAAAATATGCTGATAATCCAGAAAAAGTGGCAAAGAAGATGGCTCGTTATGATAAAAAACAGGCATCAACAAAAGTTTTTAATGCTATGGCAAAACGCCAAAATAAATTAATAGCTAATGCTACAGCATTTATAAATGAAGTAAAATTAAAAGCAAATAAACAAAATTGAGGTGAATTTTAATGTTTAATATAAATGATGACATGGACAGATTCTATATTGAAAGTATGGAAAATGACATATATATCGAAAAGTTATCAATGCTTTATGAAATGGTTGATAGAGAATATGCTCTTAATGTTAATCAAGCTGAACTTAAGGTATATAAAGAAAATGGAACGTATGATGACCTTGAATATTTGGTAGAGGCTGCAGAAGCTGAAGCAGAAGTAAAGAAACAGAGTATCTTTGCAAAAATGCTTGATGCAATTGCCAATGCATTTAGAACTATTTCAAATGCAATTAAAAATTTCATCAATAAAGATAAAGCTAATAACGACCAAGAAGAAATTGTTGAAATAAGTACTGACACTGAACAGAAGTACAATGAATTTTTACATTGTTGGAAGAGTATCCAAGATGGATTTAATAAAATCAGAAGCGGTGACTGGTCTGGTGTAATATCACTCTTAAAAGGTCTTGCTATACCATCATTTGCTGTAGCTGCCGGTACAACAGTTGCTGTACAAATGGTAAAGAAGAAACGTGGAGAAGTTACAAAGATGTCACAGATGCTGTCATCAATTAGTGATAAGATATCAAGTGGAATTGAATCTGTCAAGAATTTCTTTAAGAAAGACGGAGATAAAAATTCCAAGGATAATAAGCAATCTGAGGGTCAGAATATATTTGTTGAAAAACTAAATGCTGCTAAGAAATTTGTACAAAATTTACTTAGTAAGATTCGTTCTTTCCTTGGTGATCATAATCCAGCAAAGAAATTTAAACTTAAGAATGATAAGAGACCATTGGGTGCTAAGCCAGACCCTAATGCACCTGTAATGAAGGATAACGTCAAAGAACGTGAGAGAAAAAATGGTGAAGAAAAAATCTACGGCTGGAAATATTATCAGTTTAAAAATAAAAAAGAACTTGATAAAGTAATCAAGCCAAATACTGATATAAGTGTATGGAAAGATGGTAAATGGCAACCAATTAAGAGATACCAAACTAATATGGATGCTTCACTTTTCAATCAAAAGACTATGGTATTAAATAATAACACAGAAATGAAATTGAGAGTCCCAGAATATTCTAACGATGTATCAGAAAGTACCATTATTGATGATTCACTTTTTGATGAATTAATTAATGAGGCTGCGAATGAATCTACAATAACAGAATCGTTTACTGATGATGATATTCAGGATTTAATGAATTTCTTTGATGTAGAATAAGGGGGACATATTATTATGGAAGATATTTATAATTCTTACTTATCAGGTAAAGAAAGAGAAGAAGCCATAGAAGAATCCTCTATAGAACTTCTTTTTAATAAACTTGATATGATGTACGAAATGGCTGATATGGAGTATCAGAATGATATTCAATCAGCTGAATTTAAGGTTCTTAAAGAATCTGGTACTTATGATGATCTTCAGTATTTAGTTGAAGTAGCAACTGACGAAAATACTGAGAAAAAGAAGGGCATAATTAAAACATTAATAGAAGCAATTGCTAATATATTTAAGAAGATTGCAGATGCTATGCATAAATTTGTAATCAAAGGTAATGATGAAGAAGAAGCGGATGTACCTGATGATTTCATTAAAAAACATAATGCAATTATGGATTTCTGGAATAAATGGAGAAATGCCATTCCAAATATTGTCAAAGGTGAAAAACAGAATGGTGATGGTATTATAGCTGCAATTGAATCAGTTCTTGCTTTGGGTACTGCAGGTGTTGGTACAGCAGCTGTAATGAGAAAAATCAAATTATCTAAAATGAAAGAATATAAAAACAATGAAGCGATAGTAAATGAAGGTATGAGTAGAGTAGTAAATACTACGCAAAATGCTCTTGCTATTTTAGATAATTCAACTCCTAATAATCAAGATAATGGTAATGGAAAATCTAAGAATGGTATTTTAGATTTTATCAAAAAAATATTAGGAAAACTTAAAGATTTTGCTAATTTTGTTAAGAATACATTTAATCAATTGGTTAATATTATTAAAACAAAATTTAAGTCAACAAAATCTGATAAAGCTGAGAATAATGAACCTGATAATACTTCAGAAAATAATAACTCTACTAATAATTCAGAGTCTAATGAAACGAAGACGAATAATACTTCTAATGTACAAAATAATCAATCTCAAAATAATAATCAAAATCAACAACCTGCTCAGCAACAGCAACAGGTACAGCCAGATAATAATCAACAAACCCAACAACCAGAAAATAATAGTAAGAAAACAATCGTTTTTACAAAAATGTATGGTAACAACCTAAGTGAAAATGATATTGGTAAAGAATACAAACTCAAGGTTAAATCTGGTAAAAAAAATAAATGGCAAAAACAGGGTACAATTACAAAAGATATGATTAATAATAAGACATTAGCTGGAAAACAGGTAAAGGTTGGTAACTACCAAGAATCAACTGAGCTAGATGATATATTTGGTTTGAATCTAATAAGTGAGATGGCTCAATATGAAACAAATGAAACCGATAAATATATGAAAGAACTATCTAATTTATTTGAGTCATTATTCTAAAAATAAGGAGTGATATTAATTATGAATAATACATTTGATATTTTTGATGAAATGACAAATGAAATAGATATGAAATTATTAAAATTTCAATTATTTAATGAAGCTGCTAAAAGAGAATTTGAGCTTAATAAACAGCAAGCTGAAATTAAGGTTCTCAAAGAATCTGGTACACAGTCTGATTTAAATATGCTTTATGAAGCTGCTGAAGAAGGTCTTATCAATAAGATGCAAAGATCATTAAAAGCAGCAATTGAAGCTTTGAAAGAATTTATTAAAAAAATAATTGATAAAATCAAATCAATTTTCCAGAGTAAACAGGGTAAAGAAACTCTTGATAAAATGGAAGATATTTGTAATAAAAATCCTAAAGTAAAGAACCAGAAGATCGAAATTACCGATATTGATAAAGAACAGAAATGTTTACAAAAGGGTATTGATAAATTATCTGGTATTATTGCTAAGATTAAAGGTGGACATAATAAAGATTCCTTTGATAAAGAAATCGACGATGTTATTGAAGAAACTAACAGAGAAAGAGCAAAGATTATTGCAATTGGTGCTGGAATAACTGTTACTGTTGGTGCTGCAATAGCATTGATTAAAAAGTATACAAAAACATCTGAAGATATCGGTAAAAACGCTATATATGCTGTAGATAAGAATTCAGAATTAAATGAAATCAATGATGTTATGTCAAATATATCTGGTACAGATATTGATGACGATGAAGCTTTACAGGCTGCTAAGTTAGGAAATGATAAAGTAATAAAAGCTAAAAATGCACAGATTAATCTTTGTAAAGAAAGGATGTCATCTGTTCTTAACTTTATAAAAACTACCGGTAATAAACTTAGAGGTAAAGTCATTTCACGTGATCTTGAAAAAGAGATGAATGAATCGACTGAATATATTGATGTTTCAATAGATTCATCACTTGACGATGTTAATGATGTAGCAGTTGAATCATATCTTGAATCATTATATAATGAAGTTATTGTAGAATCAGGCACTGGCGATATTAAAGATGAATTACGAAAAATGACAACAGATTATCGTGAATTACAAAAGAAAATAAAATCATCAATTAAAGAAAAAAAATTAGATGATGCGATTAAATATATTGATGAAGCTGATAAAATTCTTGATAAATCTGAAAAAGTTGTTACTTCAACTGATATATCAGTTAAACAAGAAGTGACAGATAATATGGTGTATTTTTTAAAGGTTTTAGCAACTGATTTTGTTAGCGATGCTGTTTTAAAATTATTAGTTGATAAAATAAATGCAAATGGAATGAACATACCATATCAATCTGTCAGTGTAGAAAAAAAAGTGGCATTCTCTGCTATCGCTACTGCTATATATAAAATAAGAAAAGAAAAATCAAATAGTAGTACTGGAATAGAAATGTCATTTAAAAACGCAGTTAAAGCAAAAAGGAAACAACTTAGTAAATATAAGAATAATATAGAAAAAATAAAAAGTAAATTATCTACTTATAATGAATCAGTTGGTTTTGATGATATGATTGCTATAGAAACAACCTCATTAGGATTAAATGATGATTCATTTGATATATTAGAAAGTGAAATCTTTGACATTTAATTAATAAAATATTTTTTAATGGGATGGGTTCAGATATCCCATCCTATTTTTATATTGAAAGGTGTTGATAAAATGAACGTAATATCTTTTGACGATATGTATGCAGGTGATTGTGTTGAGGCTTTATACGAAGCAAGTCAATCCCTGAAGGACTATGTTGAAATAGACAGTTATTCTGAAATTTTTGAATCTGAAAATCCTGAAGTTAAGGAAAAGATTGATAATAATAAAGCTGTAGTTGAAAAAACTGATAATGCTATATTACGTGCCATTAAAGCTTTGAAGAATTTGATTAGTAGAATAATCAATTCAATAACAGATTTCTTTAAAAAGCTTGGTATGGATAAAGGTGAAAGAGATGCTTTTGAACAATTTAAAGAAGCATGTAAACAAGACCCATCTTTAAAAAATAAAAAAATTACGGTTAATGACTATAGAAAAGTCATTGCTAATTATGATGAAATGATAAAAGAACTTGAAGCTACTGATAGAGATCTTGCTATGAAAAAAGAGACTCCTTTTCAGACAATTCAGAGAAAAATTCAAGAAAAGCTTAGTCAAACAGTTCAATCTGCAGGTACTCTTGTTACGTCACAGATAGCTTATGATATGGCTAGAGATAATAAGTCTGCTGCTCGTGCTATTGGTATGTTACTTAAATCTGATAATACAGTCCTTGATAAATTGGAAAAAGATCTTGGTACTGCTCAAACAAAAAAATATGTAAAAGATATACAATGCCTTGGAAAGCGTGTATCAATAAGAAGATTTATTATTAATATAAGGCATAAACAATGCAAATGTTTACTTGATACTTTAAAAACAACAACGAATTCATTTGTTGATCTTTTACATGGTAGAGTTACAGCTGATAATGTACGTATGGCAAAACGTGTACTTGATAATGATAACGTTGGTGGTGCAATTAAGGGTGTTGCTAAAACCGTTGCTGCTGGTACTGGAAAGGGTGCCGGCGGATATGTTAAGGACTTAGTAAAAGAAAAGATTAAGTCTAAGACATCTAAACCTGGTAAATATGTAGCATTGAAAAATTCACCTCCTCAACGTGAAGAAGGAGAAAGTGAATTTTCATATAAGCAACGTAAAGCTGAATGGCAGAAGAAAATTGATATGTATACCGATACTGAAATTTACGGTAAGAAAGTCGCTAAATTTATGTCGAAAAAACCTGTACGTGAACCAGGTGAAAATAAAGAAGCATATGAAGCAAGAGTTAAAGAATTTAATGATAAACTTGAAAAACTTCAAAATAAAGGTAAAAAATCAGCTGCTGATAAGTCAATAGTTGACTATATCTTTAGTAAATAATAAATAAAATTGCATAATTTTATGAGGACATATCCTTAATGCAGGGATATGTCCTCATAAATACTGAAAAACAATTTCTTAATATTAATTTATGAAAGGAGCTGTATCATTATGTTGATCGGTACTAGCTTATTAAATAATAAAATTACTGACTATACATATGGTAATGATTTTTATGATTATTTTAATTATCTTGAATCATGCCTTAATGATGTTGATTCATCATATATTGATTATCAGATTGCAGAAAATCTGGTAATGACTGAATCTACTGTCATGGGAGAAGTAAATCAGGAAAAGACTATTTATCTTGAAGCAACCCAAAAATCACTTATAGAAAAAATAGGTGCTGCTATAATTGAAATGGGTAAGAAATTTGCTGAAATGATAAATAAGTGTATAGAAAAATTAAAAGACTTAACTTTTAAATTTAAGAATAATGAAAAGAAAATGAATATATTACTGAAAGAACATCCTGAATTAGCAAAAGAAAAAATTCAAATTCTTTGTGATAATGGTGGTCTTGATTTTTCTGATATGAAATCTATATCAGAAATGAATAGAACTTTTAATGAAATCGTCAAGATGTCAAAAGATAAAGATGTTGATGGTAATACATTAAAAGGTAAATGGAAAAAAGCTATGGATAAAATCTATGGACCTAATGATAGCACTCTTGACAAAGTATCAAAAACCATAGGTGTTACTGCAGCTGCTGTTACACTTGGTATTACTTTAAAAACAGCTGTAAGTAAAATAGCTAAAAGCAAAAGTGAATTAGATAGGATTAAGTCTGAAGATAGAAAAATGTCAGAAGATATCTATAGAAGACTTAGAGACGAAGGTATTATTAATGATAATACTGGTAAAGCAACTGCTCTTCTTTATATAAATAGAGAAAGACAAGGTAAAATTGCTAACATTTGTAAAGAAAATATGTCTGTTATAGACAAAGCACAGGAAAAAATTGCTAATATTTTAGATAAGGCTTCTAATATGAAAGTAGTTTCTAAGATTGCTGGTAATCAAAAAGCTAATTTCCATAATAATATGAAAAATGCTGATAGTGTTAGAGATTATAACATGGCTCAAACTATTAAGAATGATATTAAAAAGGATAAGCTTAAAGAAAAACTTACACCTGATATGGATGAAATCGTATCAGATGAATTAGATAAAATGAAAGAAAAAGAAATACGTAATATTACTAATCATTTTTATAAAAAAACGACACCTAAAAAAGATAGAGATAAAAATGATAGAGCATTTGATAGTAGATTAGCAGATAGATTAGCACCAGATGTTTATGATACGATAATTAAAAAAGAATATAATAAAAGGAGGTAAAAAATAATGCGAGCATCTATGACAAATGAACAAGAGTTTGTATTAAATGATTTAGCAGTTTATCGTGAATTTGATATGAATAACTTTGTTTCAAATGCAAAGCTGGCTATATTTGAAACGCCTGCTAAATTTTCTAATATGAACGCTAAGTTAACTACATATAGACTTTTTGTTCAGAATACCTATGCACATTTTAAGGAATTAAAAGTAGATAACGATATATTACTTACTTTTAATAATCTTGATAAAAAATATTTTGATAATATTGATTATATGGCTGATGATTTGATAGATGATGATGTAGTCGATATCAAACCAGACTATCTTAATCAATATATTAAAAATATAGGTATAGTAATTGATAAAATATTAAATAAAAAAAATACAGAGGATGATATTGAAAAAATCCTTTCAGTAACTGAAAAAGTAAAAAAACAATGTGTGAGAACATCATTATCATATCTTGCAACTTCAAAAGATTTAATGAAATCCAGAACTGTTGAAAAGGTAAAGTTTACAAATCAATATATGAATACTAAATTATTACCTTATATTAATAATATTGATAAAAAAGTAAAACAGATTGATACTATGACAACTAATGTAATAATAGCATTAAATAAGGCTAATATTAATATTGATACTTATATTAAAACTATCAATACATTATCGTTGGAGAATGAAACTCAAAAAATATTGAGACATTTCTTATACAATGCAATTCGTGGAGTAATTGATATTTCATCATTCATTTCTTATTGTTTAATAAGAAAGATTGGTATTTTTACAGATAATATTACCAATATTAATAAGTTATCAACAGTATTAAATTCATATAATTCAGTTACAACTGAAAATGGTGTTGATAATATCATAACTCCTGCGGATAGTAATTCTCTTGGTGAAGAATTAGTAAATGGTAAGATTGATTCATTCATCATTCTTGCTAATAATATATACGACTTTAACTCGTCAGTTATGAGAACTAATTCAGATACACCTTTGACAATCCTTGGTGTTGATGATGAAAACCCAACTAATATTGAAGTAGTTGATGATTCACAAAAATCTTATGATAATGATATATATACTGAGATAAGAGAAATATTCAAATGTATTGCAGAAGGACTTGACACAATTGCTTCTTATACTGACGAATATTATCTTGTTGCTGCTGATATCATAGATAGTTCGGGTTTAAATACTGATATAAAAAATAAGTATTTAGGTCGTATTAATATGATTGATGATATTACGGAATATAGTTATAATGTTGGTGTTACTGTTGATGGTTCCAATAACGAAACTATATATTCAAGAATGCTTGCTGAAGTTAAAGATTATTCACACAATATGGAACTGATTGCTAAGGATATTAATGATGATAAAATTAGAATTAATATTTTAAAGGAATCATTAACAAAATCATTTGATGGTCCTGTTATCAATGATGAGATGCATACTGTTAATAATGAATATGAAAACAGTCAAGCTATACAAGAATTAAAAATTTTCTTAGATAATTTTGATAATCAGTATAATGAAATGATAGTAGTTATAGCTGATAAATTCATGAATAGATTACAGAATATTGGTCTACTTTTGAATACATTAAATGCTAAAAGAGAAAATCAAACAAATGAAGTTGAAGTAAATGAGTCATTATATGATTTCGTTGAATCAGCGTATGATTCTATTATTAGTGATTATGAAGAAATTACTGATAAGATATTCGAATCAATGGTTCAAGAATATACCACTGCACGTCAGAGAAAAGAGAGAGGCGTTAATATTATCTTTACTGAAGCTGATAATACTAATTCTGTTGTAGTTAATAATAACGCTGGACAACAAACTTCTCCGACAACCACACAGGCAACAAGTACTACTGTAACTAATACAAATAAATCAGGCGGATTTGTGAAAACATTCGTTGATCAAATAAATAAATGGTTTACTGGAATACAGAATCGTTTACAAAATCTTATAAACTCACAGAATGCAAAGAGAGATGCTGTATATTTTACAAATCATAAACAAGAACTATTAGGAATGGACTTATCTAATTCTAGTGCTACAATGTTGGATTATGATAATCTCTTACCATCTGCAAATATTCTTACTGATACAAAGAATTTAATTACCAAAGTAAGTAATTCTAATTTAACTCCTCAAAAGTTAAATGCTGCTACAGATGATACTGCATTGAATAATCTTGTATTCGGTAACACTCCACCTGCATCAGTATGGACTTCAAATAATCCAGCAGAAGCTATTACTGAGTATTATAAGAAAGGTAATAATACTAAAGCTGAGCCTAAAACTCTTTCTGGTAATGATTTAAGGGCATTAGTAAATAATGCTATCAATTACTGTGAACCATTCTATAGTAAAACATTACCAGAAATTCAAAAAAATATTAAAGCTTCTACAGATAACTTATCACAGATAGCAACTACTGTTGTAAAAGAATCATTTATAGATTCAATTTTCGGTGATATATATACAGAAGCTGAAAATGATAACAATCAAAAATCATCAGTTGTTGTTAATAATGGTAATAAAAACAATGATGGAAATTCTAATAAATTATCAGATAAAATGAAAAAAATAGATAAAAATGTACGTATTTATACTGGTGCTGTTTTAACAGCAGCTTTCTCTAGATATAATGATTATATGAAATTATTGAAGGGATTGGTTCCAGATACAAATAATACAACTAAATAAAAAAATAAGAAGATGAGAATATATATTCTCATCTTCTTATTTATCCTCGTTTAACAGTAGCATTGCTACTAATAACTAAATCTGTACCGTCTTTTGTAAATGAATGATTTATACTACTTAAGATATAAGTTCCATTATAGTCAGCAGTTAACGATGAATCTTCAAATACCATATTAATCTTTTTATTTGGAGCTATCATATCTGCATCATAATCAGATAAAACGAAATTAATAACAACTCCAGATGCATTGGCTTGTTTAACATATGTATTTGCTATCCACTGATTTTCTGTTTGGTCCTCTTCTATTCTTATAGTATTTTTGTCATTAACATTTGGGGCAAGACTAGTCTCTTTTTTAATTTCTCCAGTATAATTATCAATCATTGTAATACTATTAGATACTAAAATATCATTAGATATTGAGTTATTTCTAATTAATATTGAATGATAATCAGCAACTACAGAATTATTAGTACTATTCTTTTCTTTATATAAAGTACATGGCTCAACAGAATGATTCGATATTGGCTTTGGTATTATAATATCCGTATTCTGTTTTTCACCAGTTACATAAGCTGTACATTTTCCAATATAATTTAATATATATGAATACTTGAAATCAAAATAAATTATACTACCATTTTTATATAATCCATAATATGAATCAAGAAATTTCAATGCATCTAATGCAGTTAATGGAGGTATAACTATTTTATCATATATTTTAGTATTATTTGGAGGTGACATTAGTAAATTTTTAATTTTAGATGTAGCCGCTATATAACCAATTGCATCAGTCATAGTAGCATCTTGTAATATAATATTTATATTAGTTTTAAGATTTTTTATTGTAGTAGATTTAAATAAGAAAAACTCAACGTTGTTGAGTTTAGATAAATCATTACTGTCATCTTGAACTATATTTTTATAATCATCTTTATTTTGAAGCTGTTTCATATAGTACAATAAATCTGGATCATTATCATCTAAAATTAAATTAAACTTGTCATTTATATAATCACGCTTTAGTGATTCATAACTTTTATCACTCGTGTAATAATATTTTTGTATTCTCAAATAAAATTGAACTTGGTCTTTATTTTTAATAATCTTATAATAAGTTGAACTTTCCAGCTGAAGATTTATACGAAATATTGGAAAAACATTTTTTTCATAATCATTACTAATACTCATTCGACTTAATCGTTGGGGTGGTAAAGTAATTATATCTTCATCAGGAATTATTATTTGTATATTATCGACCGTATATCTCCATTTTAATACACGGTCTCCTTCATTATAAACAGCCATTTATAATTCACCATCCTTTAATTTAATGTCTTACAAACTTAAAGACTCTAATATTAATGGATGATTACAAAAACGTGTTTTATTTAAGTTTATTAGTGAATTCATATCATTTCTATCTCGTATTTGATTTAAAACTGATATTTTATCTACTGCTGTTAATTCATCATACATACTAAGTATACTAGTACAATAATAATTATTAACAAATTCTTCTTTCATTTCATCATCATGAAAAATATTACCTATCATATTTGGATTAGTAGTATCTAGCTGAATTTCTTTTTTATATATTCCTTCATTTATAAGGTTATATAATGTGATTGGACCAACACCACTGATTCCATCTATTGATCTCATTCTATCACCTAATACAGACATTAACGAACAGTAACTAGAATGATTATTAAAAACTTTATATAATCTATCAGTATCTTCATCAGACTTCTTTAAAGAATCTTTTAAATATTCCTTAATGGATGATGAAACAACAATCTTACCAGGAGTTTTATGAATTCTATGATTAACAAAATTCGGTAGTGTTGAATATTGAGTATCATAAAATTCTCCACCAATGATAAAATTTTTTCTTTCTTCATCAGTTTTACTAATAATATAAGGAACTAAAGAACCTTCAATATTATGAGCAGATATATAATAGACATTTGGTATAAATTCACAATATGTTTTAACTTCAGGAAGTATTGAACTTTTTAATGCCTCCGTCAATTTTATAAATTTAGGGTTTTCATTATATTTTAGCATATAATACGTACGGTAGTCTTCATTATACTTATATTGATGAAAATCATTAGATTCTAGGTCTGTATGATAGAGATATACCTTGGTATAAAGAAAATTTGAAATAAAAAATCTTTTATAATGTGCAGCTAGATTAAGTATATTTGAAACAAGTATTTCTTGATAATCTCTCTGAAGAACTATCTTTTTTTCTAGGTCTTGTATCATACTAAGATGCTTAAAAACCGTTTCAAGGTTAATAAACACATTAACCTTATCATATTTTTGTACAAAGTCTTTTGATGATATACTCTCATCATAGTCTTTATATTTCATTTTCAATATATTAAAACAAACTGAAAATGGATCATATTGATTATAATCACTCATTTATTACTTACCTCCTTCTTTATTTCTTAAATAAAAAAAGAGGACTAGGTTTTCCTAGTCCTCTTTAAAAATACAGAGATAAGTTACTTTCTGTTGGTTCTTTTTAACATGTTGTTAAACTCAGTACCAATGTTAATTCTGTTCTTATTCTTGTTCTTTCCACCATATAAACTACGAATAATGTTATAATTATATTCATTATCCCTGATTTTTTGACAAGATTCAATTGCTATATTGAAATCGTTCTTACTACCAGGTATGATTAACATATCGTGGAAAACTCTGATAGGGTCAAGTAACATTGTTACTAATTCATATCTCGAGCTTGAGAATTTGAGAACCTTAGGTGTCATATATCTCATAATATCATAAAGATTATTACCAGATAGATTCAATTCCCTTTTAAGGAATTTAGAGTGCTGAAACGCTTCCTTATCTGCACTACTATAACTGTAGCATTTTAACAGTTTGTAAATAGGCTGAATAATGTCTACAGCCTTATCTTCCACTGTAGGATTGAATATAGACGGTTCACCCTTATTAACATTCTTTCTCTTTCCAGACAATATATCAGTTGGAAGAAATATTGAGAATGGGATGAACCTACGACCAAATGATTCTGGTGAATACACCATAATATCAATGTGACCGATACTATTACCTTGCTTTGCCATTGCGTCACAAATGACGTCAATTTTGGTCTGAAGGTATTTTCTTACGTCGGCTGTTGAAATTGTAAACGGCAGCCCACTTTCGTTAGGAGTAATTCCACTCCTCGTAATTATTTCGCTTGCCATAACAGACAGCTCCTTTCAAATAAAATTTTATTTATAATAACAAAACTGTTATTACTATTAAATAGTGTATAATCACAATCATAATTTATAAAAATATGATTGATTAAGATAACGTTATTATTATATTAAAAAATAATAAAAAAAAAGAAACTGACTTCGAAAAATCAGTTTCTTATTTGGTTTAATCAATGTCCTGACCATATGTCAGCACATCGATATGATCAACTGGGGAATTCCAGTCGTCTGAGAGATATTTATAATCTCCCATATCACTAACACTGCCAATATCAATAACTGACATTACGTCAGTATCGACAATGAATTCAATAACTGAACCATCATTACCGACGATTCCCTCATTTCCCCATGTATCATAATCTGCTTTTGTGTCAGATATGACACATGGGATAATTGTCCCATTTTCAAGGTATACGTCAATATACCTTCCTTTTTCAACTGATACCGTTGATCCAACAGCAACGGAATAACGACCGTTTACTGTTCGAATACCAGTTGTCCAATCAGTGATTGAATACCAGTTTTGGAGTTTCCACTGATCACTCGTTTGATCAGTTATGGTTCTCCAATCCATATAGCTGAATCTCAAATCTTGAGATCCAACATAAATTGATTTTTTTACATTGGTTGATTCGTTTTCCTCTGTTTCTTCAGATGAAGATTCAGATTCTTCATATTCTATTGATGAATCTGATTCATCAATAGAATCATAATATGACGTTGAAATTATTGGCGCAATTGTTGGTATTGCGTCAACAGTTGTTGCATCATCTCTTACCTCCTCAGTTTTATTATTAGAGGTATATGTATAGAGAGGTTCATTAATCCTCTCAACATCGGTACCTACTATACCGATTGATAAAGATACTACTATAGTAGTTATTATTCCCATAATTTTTACACAATTGATTTTTTTCATTTTTTTTCATCCTTTTTAATAATTTTTTACTCAAGCATATGTTATTTATATTTTATACTTGGCATGTAAATATTATATAAATT